CCACCGCGGCCCCATGAACACGAGGTCCTGGTAGCCGGACTCCCGGAGATACCCGCCGTTCGCGCCGTCACTCGGGCCGTCCATCTCGTAGTACACGGACCGGTACGCCATGCCGCGGTAGTCGGCCCGCCCGAGGATCTGGCTGTCGTTCGGCTCGATCACATGCATGACGTTAATCCACGTCTCCAACTGCGCCCCGCCCGCCTGGTACGCGTTCCGCACCCGGTCCGAGATGTAGGTCCAGTCGATCGGTTCGTTCGGCGCCCGCTTCCCACCGTCGTCGCCACCGAACTCGGTCACGATCTGGCGGACGGTCATCTGGATTTCGCGGAAAATCGTGTCGACCCGGCCGGTCGCATCCGTCGCCAGGTAGTACGTCCCGATCGCCAGCGGGTAGCCGCGGATCACGGACTTCTGATCCTCGAGCAGTACCATCGCGGCGGTGCCGAACACGCCGACATCCCCGTAAATCGTGGGCAGGCAGTTATACAGATTCGACCGATCGAACACCTGCCGAATTCGCAGCTCCACCTCGTACAGCCAGTCCTTCACGCCGCCGTGTTCCGCCAGGTCCTGATCCGGCACCGTGAACCGGAACCACGGGCGCGCGGGGCTGGTCATCCCGGTCATCATGCCCGACTGCAGGGTCCGCACGGCGAACGTCGCGGTCGAGTCGATGATGTTCCCGTTCTTCTTGCCGCCGCGGTTAATATCCGTGCTCAACCACCGCTGGCGCCGGGGCAAAATAAAATCTCCCAGGTCAACCCAGTGCGAGCGCCACGTCTCGCGCTCCACCTTGAGCGCCGCGTGGCGGGCCATGCACCGTTTCTTGGGGGATTCCGAGGGTGCCCCGGAGGTCGGGGCCTTCAACTGCGGGGCCTGGTAGGCGGCGGTCACGTCACATTCCCAGCAACTGCTTGCCCGCGGGTGCCGTCTGCCCCGGCACGCCAGCCGGTCCCGTCAGGATCGTCGAGGCCCGACCCGCCGCAGAGGAGAGACGCCGGAGTGCCGCGGCCCGTGCGGCGCGGACTCCGGCGTCTTGGGGCGTCGGGGGAGGAGCGGGGACCTGAATCTGCGGGGGACCGGCTATGCACATGCACTGCAGTCCATCAGGCATAACCCCTGTGGTGGTTACGCCATACTAATCCACATCTCCACATTTTGTCAACACTTAGCCGTGACGATAGCCCGACTCCCTCGTCCGCCGACCGCCCGTCGTCCGGTCGCGGTGCCTCACTGCAGCCGCCGCTCGCTCGGTTCCTCGAACGGGTCGTACTCCCAGATTGCACTCCGCGCGCCGGTCATCCCCTCCTGCTCCTGGGTCCGCAGTCCTTCCGCCGCCACCGGCGCGTAGAACGTCAGCGCCAGCGCATCGCCATGATCGGGGCTCTCCATCCCGTCGGCGATCATCATGTCCTTCGGTGTCAGCAGGATCTTCGGGCTGTCCTTCCCGGCGTACCCGTACGTCTGCTGCGCCAGGTCTTCCTTCAGCCGCGGGTGATCGTCGATCGCGCCGCCCGTCTTCAGCCAATCCCGCATCTGGCACCACATATAACTCCGGCGATTCGCGCAGTCCGGGTCCGGGCTCGCTTCCCCGAAGTTTACCGGCGTCGGCGTGTACCCCATGCTCACCAGAAAATCGAACGGGCTCGCCCCCGTCCCGCCGGTAATATCCACGAATATCGCCGCCACCGCGTCGCCCAGCTTCTGATGCTCCCGCACGATCCTCGCCACATGCCCCGCCACCGTCGGCCCGTCCGCCCCCATCAACTCCACCACCGGCCAGGTCCGTGCGTCCCGCCCCTTCCGCCGCCGGATCACTGTCTTGTTCCCGCCGAACCGTGCCACGTCCACACCCACCACGAGCGGGTCCAAGCGATTACACGTCGCTTCCCTGGTCGCCGCCGCGTCGACATCCAACCGCGAGATCAACTGGTGCGCGCCCTGCGCCGGGAACACGCCCCGCACCCTGATCTTGAAAAAGTCGTGATCCTCCCCGTACCGCTCCAACCACTCCTGCACCTGCCGCGGGTTATGCGTCCGCACCGTCCGGCTATCCACACTCACCGCGTTCCACAACTTCCGGTACCGATGATGGCACTCGTAGAACGGCCCGCTCGGATTGTTCGGGTTCCCGAACACCCACCAGATGATCTCCGTCTGCGGGTCCGTCAGCGCCCCCTCCTGGGCATCAAATATCGCCTGCGGGATCCCCGCCGCCTCGTCGAACACCACCCACACCCGCTTCCGCGCATTGTGCAACCCCTGAAAACTCGCCGGCCGGTGCTCACTCCAGCTCACCCGATCCAACCGCCAGTTCTTCTCATACCTGGGGTCCACACTCGCGATCTTCGTGTCCGTCATCTCGAACCAGTGCCGCGTAATGCACAACTGAAACCACTTCGCCAACTCCGGCCACGTCTTCGTCCGCAACTGCGTGTCCGTGTTCGCCGTGATAATCCCCCGGCTCTGCTCCATCGTCGACAACGCCCACAGGCTCCCCTGCGCCGCCGTCGCACTCTTCGTGATCCCGTGCCCGCTCGCCACTGCCTTCCGGAACGGCACCGACTGCACCCCGGCCCCACCGCGACTCCCCTGCTGCCCCCGCAGATGATCCCCCAACTCCCCCAACAACTGCACTGCCCACGCCTCCGGCCCCTCAATCTCCGCCAGGTCCGTCCCCGCCACCCCCCACGGGAACGCATACCGCACCCACCCCAACGGGTCCGTCGCGAACCGGCCCATGTCCGCCGCTAACTCCCTAGTCGCAGCACTGCGGCTCATCGCACACACTCCCCGGAAAACGCTGGGAAAAATTCCCAGAAAAATTCCCGAAATGTCGAAGGACCACCCCGCGCCCGCTCGACGAACGAAACCCCGAAGTCGGGTGGGGGGTGGGGGCCTTCGATCGGCCTCGAATCAACCATCGGCGTCGGGCGTGGCGTCGTCAGGGAGGGAGGGTGCAGCGGGTGTGATGTCCACGGCGGTGAGTGCCGGCGCCGGGCTCGCGGTGCGCTCAACCCGTGCGCGCTCGCGCGCGTCGCGGACCAGTGCGGCCAGGTCCTCAACGATCTCCTCCGCCTTGCTCTTGGGTTCCATGCCGCGGAACCGGGCGAGGAGCGCGTAGGCCGGCGTCCGGGGCGCGAACTTGAGGCGGGTGATGGTGCCGACGCCGCCGGCGTTCGTCTCCACCGTCAGGGACGCCAGCGCGCGGCGGAGCGATGGCGGCCAAGTATGCATCGGCAGGACGGAGCCATCGGGACCGATCGCTGCGGCCGGGTCGTAGTCCGCCAGGTCGGACAGCCCGTCCAGGATCTCGGCGGGGTTGAGGCCGTAGCCATCGGGGCCGGCATCGGGAATCGGGATGCCGAGGCGCCCAGCTCGGCGCGCCAGGTCCGGCGTGAAGTGGCCGGCGGCGAGCAGTGCGGCGGTATCGGTCGCGGCGTCGACCAGCATTTGACCGCGGCCAGCGGGGATGGGGTCGGGCTCGGTGGGGGCGGGCAGGCGTGGTGCTGTCATGCGTACCGTTGGATGACCCAGCACGGCACCGCCGGGTCGTCCGGGTGCGGCGTGCGCTTGTCCGGCATCCGGAACCGATCAGGGATGCCGCGTTCGAGGCCGATCCGGTTCTGGCGATAGACGGCATGGAGCACCGACTCGTATTCGACATCGGAATCGCAGCGGAGGTAGTAACTCTGCCCGACCTCGAGGGTGTGCCAGGGATACTTGCACGGCGCGCCGCGGCGCCGGCCCTTCTTCCGGCTCGACTTCGCGCCCTGGTGCCGGGAGCGGGGCGCAACCACTGGGGGAGGTGTGATGGTGTCCATGACGGATAGATACAATTACGAGGCTGGGAGCGCAACAGCGGGCCTTGCGGGTCAGGGCGCCAAGCTGGGGCCACTGTGTGTTCCTTTTCTGGTCGACAGGGGGTGAAAACGCGGTGGGGGCCTCAGGGCAAAATGCTCCATTCTCAGGACCAATATAGGACGGTATGTTATTCGTGCACCTTGCACCCCCTACCCCATAGCGGTAATATATACATATCTATACTACTCTACAGAATAGATTAGAATGGCATGTAAGTGTATGATTTACTTAGGACACAAATAGGTCCGGGTGGTGGAAACTGACGATTGAAAGGGGTGCTTGAGATTATGCGCGCAGAGCTGAATCGGCACGGCCAGGACCAGCGCGAGAGCCGCGAATTACTGCGTGCATCGGTGGCGCACGTACTGGCGTTGGGGGGTTCGGAGGGGGAATTCATGAAGATTTGGTTTCGTGACAGAAGCGTGGCTTGGCTGTACAGATGGATGACAGGGGTGTCGATCGTGCCGTGGTGGGTGCGGGTGTATCTGGAGGAGGGGCCGCCGGGGATGTGCGCGCCGCTGGGGTGGCGGGGGCGGGGGGATGATGGGCAGCGGGGGCCGCCCGAGCCGGCCGTGCCGAGGCCGGCAGCCGCGCCCACACCAGGCCGACCCGACTTCGAATAGTCCAGATTTAGTACTATTGACATACGGCGCCAGTGCCGTATATTGTCTGGGTGCCCGACGTGTGAGCGGGCCGCTGTCACCCCCACGCAGGAGCCGCCATGCCCAGCCCCACGACCGACAGTATCCGCGCCTATTTCGATCAGGCCCGCGCCCTCGAGTCGCCCGAACTCCGTAAAGTGCTGGACCAGTGCCGAGCCGACAATGCGCGGCGGTTCAAGACGGTCAACGGCGTCGTGCAGTTCCACAAGGGCACCGATCGCCCCATTCGGAGGGCCTAGCCATGTTCCACCCAATGAAGCCCGAAACGATCGCCCGTCGTGCCGCCGAACGCAAGGCGGACATTGAGGCCCGCACCAATGACCTGATTTGCCGCCTGCGGGAGTCAGCGGCCCGCAATGGCCCCGACAGTTGGGCGGCGGAGTGCTTGGCGGAGCGGGACCGATAGGCTGTCTGGCGGTCCGGATCGGGGCGGTTCGACTCCGCCCCCGCCATTGTCGCTGGCTCACTTCACACTGGAGGGTGTATGGCTCGCACCGATTCGCCGCCCGTTGCCGCCGCCACGCCGGGGCTACATCACCGCGACCACCCAAGCCATACGCCGGGCCCGTGGTGGGTGAAGGCGGTTGAGGACCGCACCTATGTGATGGCGGGTCCGTTTGCCGATGGCTTCACGGCACAGATTGCGCGGTTCGGATATATCGGGAGCCCCACCGATTGTGCGAACGCCTATCTTTGCGCCGCCGCGCCGGAGACCGCCGCCGAACGCGACCACCTCCGCGCCGTCAACGCCGCGCTGCGGGACGCGCTGGAAAGCCTGCTCGCCTACGCCGAAGACGTGGTGAATGACCCGAAGTTGCTGGCGCAATTCAAGAGGGGCACGGTGGAGCGCGACGTGAAGCAAGCCCGCTCCGCGCTGGCGAAGGCGGAGGGCAAGTAATCGTGCCTAATCCAGTGGTGGAACTCGCCCTAGGGCGCATTTTGCGCTTGGCGGCCCGCCCCGAACAGCCGGGAGATGTGGC